GGGTTCTTGTTGTCGCGGGCAAAAGCTGCTCCGCTGTTATCTTTTTGCTGCTGTTTGATCATGGTTAGTTTTGTTTGATTGACCCATTATTGGATCAAAGTTTTAGACACGCCGTTTGGTCAGACGTTCAAAGTTTTTTGCAAGCCACACCATGGCTTCCTTGTCATTGGCCACATCCTTTGCGTGGACACAGTTATCAGAAATGACCCCGTAGTTTTGCAAGAGGTTCATACATTGGATTTCATCACCAGATCGGGCGGCGACCCAGCCCTCCAAGCTATTTACAGCCATAAAATGTGTGGATGAATCCAATAATAGCCATGGTCCAAAAGAAGACGCTGACTACTGAAGCGAGAAACAATATTAGAGGTTTCATGGTTGTCAGGAAAAGGGGGGGTGCAATTTGTCCCCTCCCTTAGCGTGTTTACTTCCCTCCGTAAAGGGTTACCCACAGAAGGCCCCATTGTGCTACACAATACCCTCCCCAAACAAAAGCTAAGGCAATATTACCCCTCCACAATTGTTCAAGGGCTATATAACAGTAGCAAATGCCCACTGCTCCTATGAGCCAACTGCTGGTCATTTCACGGTTTGGGGTTTAAACCCTTCCAAGGCTTCAAAGATAGCCTCGTAAGTAACAAGGATATCAACACACTCGGTTTGATCTTTATCTTCACCTTGGATTAGAATAATGTTGTCTGTTCCGCCATTGAGCAGGGTATAATCCTTGGCAATGTAGGCTTTGTTAAGACGGTCAGTTAGAACTTGGTTAACTGATTTGTCGGACTGTGTTTTTTGTTCTTCACTCATAAAATTAATGGGCATTGTTGCTGTAGCGGACAAACGTGTATCCATCTATAAACATAGCATCTAGTTTGACTGGTTCCTTGTCAACCCTCCAAAAGAAAAAACATGAGCCATCCCCCACTCTTTCGTGGGTAATATGCCCTTCTTCATGCGTTTCAAAATGAGAGTATTCTCTCCACCCAGAAAGAAGTTCAAAAACTTTTGCCATTCCCTCGTTCATGTTACTTTAAATCCCCCTGAGAGGCAGCATACACTGGGCCGTGACCCAAGTCCAGAATACGAGATTCTTGCATCATTTCTTTTGAACTCATCATGCCAGCATAGCGGTAGTTGGGAAAGGTTCCAACCATCAGTGCATAACAGTCTATAGCGGGATTCTTCCACATGGCAACGATTAGGCGACCATTCTTGTAGACCGTGGACTTAACATCCACCGTTGTTCCGTCACGAAGTGTGGCATCCTCCAATGGCGTACTGCCAACGTTCATATCTGGGTAGATATTATGCATTTTGCAGAAAGCAATTTCAGCCCCAATACCTTGCAAGTCTGTCATTTCATTGCTCTGGGGTCCCATTTTTTTGTTTTCAACCCCAAGCTTTCTAGCTTGTTCGTATCGGTTCTTGGCCAAATATCTAGCAAGCTTTTGCTCTGCTTCGTTTAACTGAATATCCATGGAATTACAGACAGAAGAGCAAGTCTCTCGTTCAAAATTAACACAAAATAGTCCTAACGTTGGCCTCATCAAACATTTGCAAAGCTGCCTTAAATGACTCAGCCCACCGATCATCCAACGTTTTTTCGTTGAAGGGATAGTAAACCTCCTTGATACCGCTTTGAATAATGGCTGCGGCACACTGGGAACAGGGTTGAAATGGCCATACATACAGGGAATAGCCAGTTAATGGTTCTTTTGCCGCCAAAATAGCATTCAATTCAGCGTGTAAAGTAAACAACAGTTTTGTACTTCTGTTGTTAATTCTATCCATGGAGTCATCTACCCCACGGGGAAAGCCATTGAATCCAATAGAGGCCACCGTTCTGTCTGGACGGACAATCACAGCACCAACCTGTGTTCCAGTGTCTTTACTCCAACGCGCAACTTCCTTGGCTAGGCAGCTAAACCTAGCTATCCATTTCTGATGCATTTTTTTCCAGATGTTTTGTGATGGCGTTTTTCATTATCATTTTATACTTGTTATCATACTCATCCTTGGCCCGCCACATTTTTACTTCAGACAAAAGAGCAGACAAGGTTAAGAGTGGAGGCTCATCGTCACAGGCGGCAAGGGTATTCAAAATGTCATGTATTATAGCCAACTCTGAACACATTGGATATGGGATGCGGTCTTTATCCTCACCATTGAGACCATTGTCTCCCGTTAGGTCAATCATAGTAAAGATCGGTAAGTTGGCTGGGGGGATTTAAAGCCGTTTTGCAAGAGATCAATTTCTTCGGCATTTGGCTCCACACACTTGCGGTCTCGTAACTTTTCTTACACCATTTACGGTTAGCCAGTGTCCAGTGGTAGCCCAAGATGTAGGCATTGGCCATCTGGGCGTAGTCTACGAGGTTGGTTGGCAGCTTGTTGCGTTTGATCTTGGTGATGGAGCGGCGTTCGCAGTCCCACTCCAGTTCTGTCACAAGAAGTATATACTTTTTAATATTGTGGACATTCTTTCCAGCTAACCATTCGTCCACCTTGCCAAGGGCTTCTTCGCGTACTCCATGCCACTTTGGCTTTTGTATTTGCTGATCTAAATGACAAGTCTCATGGACGAAGACATCAATCCAAGTTGAGATAGGCCGATTAGTAGCAATGCGGACCTCTTTATCATCAGCCCATCCAACAGAGGTAGCCTTGCCCGTAATTAAGTATTTTTGACGAACAAAAGTAAATCTGTGGTTTTTATACTTCAGTATTGCTCGACCCAAGAAGTTAACGAAGCTTTGATCAGGAGTCTTCATTAGTAGGTTCGACATCTAAATCTTCTACTTGTTCAAAAAGTTTTCTAATGGGGTTATCAGCAAACCCATCCTCCTGCTCTGGGAATGGCATGCGATTGCCAGTATCATCATGGCAAACAAGCAGATCAGCATCGAAATCTCTTTGATTCATTACTGCCATATTATCCCCTTCTATTCCAAACTTCAATTATCGTTTTTTCTTCTTCCCCCTTGCGAACCTTCCTCTGCGTAACCTTGAGTTCGATTTCATCCTCCGTGTCTTCTGGGATTGCTCCACAGTAGCGGAGAAAATCGCAATAAAATTTTGCGCCACCGTAGAGATTGTCGGTGTCGAGGAGTCGAGAACGCACACTTTCAATGCAGACAAGCAGGCGGCTTGGATCACCTTCTTTTCCCTCGACCTCTGAAAGTGGTTCATGGAAAAGAGGCGATTGAGAGAGGGGAGGCGGTGATTTACGTTTAGCCTTATTACCAGCTTTTTTTGCAACTGGGGTTCGTTTGATATTGTCAATTCGCTCATAAACTCCTTCTCTAACTTCCACAAAGCCCCTTATCATGGTTGATCCTGCTGCTTGAGCTTCTCTCCAAGAAAATGTTTCAACGCATGGAGAAGGTCTACTGCTGGTTCTCTAATTGGGGAAGTCAACCAGTCATCAATAGAATTGTGTGCCGCCCTTAAAGCACTTTTGTAATACTCTTGTTGTTTATCAATTTCGGATTTATTGCTCATTTATTCCAGCCCTCCTTAAGGTGACCAAAGTCCCGGGGTTCAGTAACCGCTCCATAAAGTCCGCAGATACCGCACTCATCCATGTGGTAAGTAGCCCCATAAGGGTTTCCATCAGGGCGTTTGCCATAAAGTGATCCACAGCCATTGCAAATCCAATCTGGGTATTTGTTAGCGTATATGGCATCGTAGTTCTTGCGATAGGCCACTAAGTCAGTCTTGCGTTGTCTTGATCCTTTTCCAGCCATAGCGTTTATTTAGATGATGTTTTGATGTTTGCCCGCTCAGTGGTAGACAACACAAAATACAGGATGTTCAATTTCCGTCTAGGAAAATTTAGTTTGAACGTTTTCGAGTTTCCCGCTGTCATCCATTATCCCACAACAGCGAGTGGCACATATTCGCTGAACCCTGAATCGTAGGTATGCAAGGATAATACCGCCGAACATTCAGTAATATATCCGTCCCATCGCCTGAACACATTGCGGCGTGGGAATCCAAGAAGTCTTGGTAAGCGCGAGAATTTTTCTCGGAGGTTGATTGTGATCGCTAAAGTTTACTAGCGGCAACGGAGCTTTGATCACGATCTGTGGAACAGAGCGGAGAACTCACCCATAAGGATTGAGCCTCAATTTGACCATGCCTTTCGCCCCTGCGGGGGCGAGGTGTGGTCAGTCGGTAGAATCTAGCCCAAAGGATTTAACCCCAGCGGCGATAACATGTTATCTACTGAGGGGCTAAATATTTTTAGAAAAACATTGAACGTTTGCCTATGGGGGTGGTCTATTTATCTATGAACAAATTTGCTATGGTCACTGAGGGACTACTGGAAAATTTCGGTGGTAGCGACCTGAGCCGTAGCTGTACTTTGGCAGAAAAAGGGAATGCGGCGGCCCATTGTTTGGCTGGTTATATGTGTCCCCTGACTGGTAACCGCATAAAAGCCAGTCCTGCCAATATCTTTAGAGGGGTTGGAACTGCTTGTAACAAAACGTTGCAAGTTCTATTGTGGTCGGGGGGCCGTAATAGAGTACGCCTTCAGCCCCTCTATCTTCTTTCAAAATTGTTGTTGGTGCTAGTGTTAACGGCCACAACAGGATTCGCCACAGAACCCACATTGGCTATTGGGATACGTTCTCCATATGTGGTAACAGTGGTTAATTTTCCACCTCCCAAACCCAGCAAAAATTCTTTAGTCCAAACTTTGGAAAAGGGAATTCAGGAATCCAGACAAAGGACAGACTCCATGGATCAGGAATATATGAACAACTGCAAGTTGTCCGAAATGCGCAAGCAGACCGAATTGTTGAAAAAGATAGCCAATAAATGAAGTTTTTGATCAGGGGTTTTATTGTGATGTTGGTATCTGGATGTTGTGTGTACCAGCCTCGTCCCTATCCTTGGAACCTTCCACCAGCTTCAGAGTGGAATCAGCCTTTTGAAACTAGCTGGCAAAATGTAGTGGATATGTACCACCGCATGATGGCCCCCAAGAAAAAAGTGTGGGACCCAGTTATGCAGAATTATCAACAGGACCTATCTTGTGACTATCAATGACCCATCCGAGGCTGCGGGCTTCCTTGCCATTTTGATGAATCCAATCATGGCATTTACGACAAAGTGCAGCGAAATATTCACTGCGGTAAAGCCATTGGCCAACCCTGCCAGCCTTATGGTGGAGATCAGTTGCTTTCTTAGTATTGCAACGCTCACATTGTGGGTGGATGGCTATATACGCTTTCTTCTCCTTTGCATACTTGTTGTATTCATTTTGACGTTTTGGGGATGCAGCCCTCAGCCTGCCTGATCTTTTTAAAGGAGTTTTTGAACGTAATGGAGTTTTTCGTGTCATACCTCTATGGTTCAATGGAATAAATACAAAGATAGCAAGCCAGTCAAGAGTGGGGTCTATTTGATTGCCAACGAAAATATTGACCCACCTCTCCGCGCCTGCTCATACTACGATATGATTCACGGGTGGACGGGCATTGGCCACATATTGGAAAAAGTCATCCAATGTTGGGCTGACTTTCCATCAACACCCTATTTCATAAACCATGGCCAGATTCAAAGTAGTACTAACAGTAATCAATGAAGACTCCGTCTCCCCATTCGTGGTTGGCCCACGGTTTCGCAGAGGAACCCCCATGCCAATGGAAACGTTGTACAATGAACGTAGCGGTTACTTCTTTGACCCAAAATCAGAAATCGAGATGGCCAGAGATTGCGCCGAAGCTTTTCAGAAATACATTGAAAATTCAGAAACCAAAAAGAAAGGCAAAAAGAAATGACATTCTTAGTGTGTTACGGTGAAAAAGTAGTTGAACTCCATAAGGCAGGGTTGGATAAAGATGCAGCAACGTTGGAAGCCAACAAGCTGATGGGGCAGGGCTACAAAAACGTAAGAGTCAGGATGGAAGACCCTAACCATCGAACATGGCCCCTAAACTTTGATTTGCAGGAGGACAAATGAGCGACACGCCAGAAACGCAATCTGCTGCAATTATAGCCAAGTTGCGTGAATACAATTTGTGGAGGCGTGGAGACAATCAACTTGCCCAACCAAATCCAACCGAGATTGGACTATATATAGATGCAGTGTGCGACATCGCGGAGAGGCGCGAGGAGAATGCGGCCAAATGGGAGGCACTCGCGCACCAACTGGCGGCGGCTCTGGGGCATTCATGGTTCGCTGCGAAAGTCAACCAGCGCGGAAAACTCGCGGATTTTATCGAAAAGAAAAAAGCCGCATTAGTCGCGTACGAGGAGGCCGCAAAATGAGCGACACGCCGGAGACAGACGCGCATGCGCCGTTTCGCTACGGGATTACTACCCCAGACGGTGTCACAACCTACTATATTCCTGCTGACTTCGCACGGAAACTGGAACGTGAGCGAGACGAGGCACGGGAGGCGTTTGTGGTGGCGACAGGCCAACTTGTGCAATCGCAAGAAGCGTTGCGCGAAATAGCCGCAGCAGATTGGAAGACCTCTGGAGAACTGCGCGGCATGGCGCGAAAAGCACTAGATGGCGCAAAATGAACGCGATCTTCTGCTTAGTCTGGAATATCTTTGTCTTCGGCGGAACCGCCTATTTGGTAGGCTGGCAAGACTGGAGTCCTTGGTGGTTTGCGCTTACTGTGGTATTGGTGCTTAACCCATCATCCTCAAATCCCGAAACATGAACATCGTCTTTGCCTACCATGAGGGAGACGCTGACCTAGCGTTACTTAGCGCGCAGGCCATTGTGGCTATGGGGCCTAATTTCAGGCACAACGCTACAATATGCTGTGCCTATAACACAAAGAACTTTAACGAGATAGAGGCCGAACTTAAGAAGGTTTTTGTCAACGTGGAACATATTGTGTCGCAGGATGGCTTTGACGGTTGGCCGCTTGGTCCAAACCAGATGTTTGATGACTGTGCCGCTAAGTCATACACCAAAGACGAGGCATGGTACTTCTGGGAGCCTGACTGTGTCCCCATTAAGTCTGGTTGGGCTGATGCGTTGTATGATGAGTACAAACAAAAACCATGTATTTTGGGAACTAAATTCTCAAATAACATAACTTCTGACGGTCAGGAGATGAAGGAAATGATCGTTGGAAGCGCGATTTACCCTCCCAATCTACTAGACTTATGCCCTTTGGTGAGGAGCCTGAATGACTACAACATGGCGTATCGGTCAAGCCAAACGGTTCCTGAACCATGGGACATCCGCTCAAGGCATGAGTTTCTGAAAATTGGAAGAAATACAGACCTAATCAAGACCTATTGGAAGAGCGTTAACTACATCCAATCTCAAGACAAGATTGTGTTTTTCGCTCAGGACCCAGAGTCTCAGGCAATCCAAAACATTGTATGCCCAGACAGGGTGGTGGACATGAATGCAGTTGTGATCCATGGATGCAAAGACGGCAGTCTCCACCGCATGGCTATTAATCGTTTTGTTATGACTCAACCAATTTTGAAGGAAAAAGATACCACTATTTCTGTCAAAACTCCCGTAAAACAAGCGAGTACAAAAAAGAAGTGAACAATTACGATATGGTGCTGTCTAACCTTACCAATATATGCAAGAAGTAATCTATGAACCCTCCGCAGAAACAGCGATGCTGTCCTGTCTCTGCCATGCCTCAGTGGAACAGCAAAAGGAAATCATCACCCAGATCAAAGAAGATCACTTTTATCTCAACGAGCATAAGATCATCTACTCTGCTGCGATTCGGGCGATTGGCAGGGGCCATCAGGCCGATTGGGTGAACATCAAGAACGACCTTGAGTCTGCTGGTCAGTTGGACGTAGTTGGGGGTAACGGAAAGATTGCTGAAATTGCAACCTTTTGTCCCTCAGCCAACAACTGGAAGCGTTATTATCCCAAGCTTGAGGAAGCCCGCTATAGAAGGTCTTTGGAGTTTCTTGCGTCCGACATGGTCCACAAAGCCCGCGACAGGGAAATGGGCTTGTCTGAGCTTAAGAACTGGAGCGAGACATCCGTAATGAAGGCTGACTATCTTTTGGACGAGGGTAACCACCTGTCCATTTCAGAGCCTCTAGAGAGGGCCGTGAGCAACATTGAATCAACAATGGCAGGCAAGCCCCAGCGGGGACTTCCTGTTGGCATGGCAGCTTTGGACGAGCTTCTCCTTTTTGGCCTGCGCGGAGGAGACATGGTTGTGTTGGCAGCCCGTCCAGCAGTTGGCAAGACTACAGCAGCCATGCAGATTGCCGAACACGCCGCGCTTGAACTTCGTAAAAGAGTTTTGATTTTTAGCTTGGAAATGACAAGCGTTGCGCTTATGGAGAGAATGATCAGGAGCAGGGCTGGCGTAAGTGCAGCAGACATCTTATCCAGACAAGTTACTGAACATCAAAAGAAAAACTTGTCTAGTGCGTATAGTGAAATACAGAACTCTAGTATTCTGTGTGATGATAACTCTGGTAAATCCATGGGCTATATCAAGGCTATTAGCCGCCGCGCGCATCAGAAAGAGCCGCTTGACCTCATTATCATTGATTATCTCCAGCTTGTTAAGGGCGACTCTAAAAGAGGCAGGGATAATCGCGTCTGTGAAGTCGAAGAGATTAGTGGCGGAATCAAAGAGTTGGCAAAAACTCTAAGAGTACCTGTACTTGTTCTGGCTCAGTTAAACCGCGATCCTGACAAGCGTGGTGGTAGGCCCAGCCTTTCTGATCTTAAGGGATCAGGAGCAATTGAGCAGGACGCTGATATTGTGGTGATCCTTCACTGCGATGAGGAAGACGCCAAGAACCACGAACAGAACCCAACTGTGGAGTTTGTGGTTGCCAAGCAACGGGAGGGTCCGACAGGTATTGCCCCTATGAGCTTCAGCAAGGCTATTACTCGCTTTGAACCTTCCAACACCACTGAGGAAAGGGAAGATCATCACCGCTTTGAACGTTGACGGGTAGATGAACGCTAACAGCGTTATAACATCCGCATACATTACAAGCCTGCAACTGGGCATCGTAGGAGGTTTTTCTAGCTCCAGCAATAGCTGGAAGCATCCCTGCGATGCCCTTGCATCCCCAGCATCCAGCAGTTGAAACCTGATATGGACAGGAGGCGCAAATTGCAGCCCTGCGTTCCGCTTCATCTTGTTCCACAAGTTCAAATCTGTTATTTGCGACAAAGTTATACATTGCCGTTACCCACCTAACAATTGAATTGAAACTGATGGTCTGGCTAACCTGTGAACAGGGCTTGCATGCTGTATCACCAGCAAGTCTTTGGCATAGGGTATCTTCAACTTGAAAACTAAAATCAGGAGCGGGAACCCCGCCAAGACTTGTGGTCAGTTTTTCGCAATTGCGAACGAGATTATGCCAGTCTCCTCCAGTGACCTTTTGCCCCTCCCATTGCACCCACCAACCTCCAGTAGGAATGCTGGTTTTTTGGCTGTAACAAAAACGTGGTTTATCACTCATTGACTACAAGTTCCGCTTCAAAAACGTTGTTTTCTGGAATCTTAATCGAATCAAGTTTTGTTGCAATGTTTATCTGGACCGCATTCTGCTGATTGTTGCCATCAGAGAAGTTAATAGAAGCAGCTTCGGCTAACTGCTTGATATTACGGATCATTCCCAGTGCCTCCATTCCATCTAACTCTTGAGCGGCATCCGCAGCCTTGATAAGGACTTTGCCAGTCAGAAACTTAATTGATTTCTTCATGGCCTCCAATGATGCGGTAATGTCAGATATTAAAGTAGGGACTCCTTCGTCTTCCCAAGGAGGTGGGGCATTATCGTTAACCAGTCTTTCCCTACAGGTTGCCCAACGCTGAGTATCCTTCCAGAGGACCACTGTTGAATGACTGACCCCGATTTCGCTGGCAATATCATTAAGCGTTCTGCCAGAGCAATACATTGAAAAAGCTTTGATGCATTCAAGCCTCTTCTTTTTGTCCAAGTTCTCCATTTTCTGTGGAGGCTGGACCAAAGCTACAACAGCTTCAACCTCCCAAGGATATTTGTTTTCATTGTCGGGAAATTCGCGCCACACTTTTGCTCGCTCTTCCCATTTTTCACTGTAGATAAATTTATCTAGTGTTGGTTTGTGCGTGGTCCCAAGGGCTTTCATCATCTCCCCTGTGGGACGTTGCGCCACATAAAGCCTGAATGTGTCTTGTTTTTTAAGCCTGTTTTCTGGAGTTGTCCAGTCTCTCTTTCCCTTGCTTCCTTTAGTCATGTGGCATAGTTTAGTAAAAATTTATCAAATGGCAACTACCGATCAGGGCATAGAGAAGTACGGAAGACTCTGGACTCCAAAAGATAACAAAGCAATTACACCGCTCCGTATTGAAATGGATGCATTTTTGCTTGGCCTTACAGAAGAAGAGGGTGGACTCGGAAAGGCCCGCCACTATCGAAATGTTGTTTCGGCCATCTGGCCAACTTTCCAGTGGCACAAGTGGGC